TGGGCCCGGACAGAGAGCGCGAAGGTCGACAACTTCGGCCAGACCGAGGGCTACAAGGAGACCGAGTTCGTAACGAAAAAGATTTGGATAAGCGCCTTTGTCCCGGAGAGTCGGGAAGCACACATGGCGGAGGACGGCGTCGAAGTCCTCCTCGACGACGACTTCATTCTATCGGATGGCGATGCGCTCGCTTACCCTGGCGATCCGAAAGGCAAGGTCGAGAACGTGGCGAATTGTCTTTGTACTACCGCCCCATCTGTCGGGGAAGCTGGAGAATAAAAGTGCCGTTTAAAGACCCGGAGAAACAGAAGGCCTCTCATGCGAAATGGCAGAAAAATAACCCCGAAAAAGCCAAGGCGACATCCAGGGCAGCCTGCAGAAAATGGCGCGCCAAGAATGTCGAGAGAGAGAGGGAGCGGATGCGTCGCTATCACCTGGAGCACCGCGAAGCCGAAGCGCAGAAAAGAAGGGCATGGAGGACGAGCCCGGAAGGGAAAGCCTGGATGAAGAAGTATCGACTAGAGCATCTATCGGAAACGAAGGCTCGCCGCTTCATGGGCCACAAGGTGGAGAGCGGCCAAGTGGTGAAGCCGGCCCGCTGTTCTCGATGCGGGTTGGATACGCCCAGGCTTCAGGCGCACCACGAGAATTATCGCAGGCCGGAAGAAGTGGAATGGCTGTGCGCCGCCTGCCACGGATTGACGCGGAGGGCGGCGCGCCGAAGCGCGAACCAGCCCGTGGTGGGGCAAGGAGACTGACGTGAGGGCTGGTGAGAATGCGTCTTTCCATCGCAAGTTCAGGGCCATCATTGCTCGTGAAGATCAGGCCGGCCGAATTTACGAGAAGAAGTCACAGAGGAGACCGAACATGGCGGACAAGAAAGAGATCCTGATGGAGCATAAGCAAATCGAGTTCCGCTTCACCGTGGCCGAAGGCGACGCGGAACCCGGATCGTTCACCGGTTACGCCTCCATCTTCGATATGGTCGACTCCTACGGCGACGCCACCAAGAAGGGCGCGTTCAAGAAGACGCTCAAGGAAAAGAAGCAGTTCCCGCTGCTGTGGTCGCATGATTGCTTCCTCGTCCCCATCGGCATCATCACGGGGGAGGAGGACGACCACGGCCTGAAGGTCGCGGGGAGCATGAACCTCGACATCGAGCTGGCCCGGGACGTCCGATCGGCGATGAAGCAGGGGAGCGTCAACGGCCTCTCCATCGGCTACAACGTCGTGAAGAAGGAGATCGACAACGAGACGGGGATCCGCACCCTCAAGGAGATCAGCCTCTGGGAGATCTCGGCGTGCGTCTTCCAGGCCTGCCCCGGGGCCGTCGTCGCGGAAATCAAAAGCAGACTGCCGGGTGAGGAGCCGGGCGATGAGCCCACTCCCGTGGTCAAGCCGGAGCACATCCACTTGATCGACGACTCTATCGCCCAGATCAAGTCATATCTCAATTCCTAAAAAGGAGAAAAAATTGGACGAAACCGAAAAGAAGCTCAAGGAACTGAACGACCAGATCACCGGCCTCGTCACCCAGCTCCAGCAGAAGGACCGGGAGATGGAGCAGAAGCTGATCTCCAAGGCGTCCTTCGAGGAGTACAAGACGAACGTCGAGGCGAAGTACGCGGCCCTGGCCGCGGAGGTCGTAAAGCTCCAGGCGCCCGGTCCCGGCGTCCCCGCCGAGCCGGACAAGAAGGCGCTCTTCCACAAGGAGGCGTTCCGGAAGTTCGTCAGCCTGGGCGACAACGCCCTGACCCCCGACGAGCGGAAGGTCATGACGATTTCCGACCTGACCACCGGCGGCTACCTGGCCACCCCCAACGACCTGGTCAAGGAGATCCTGAAGGACGCCATCGAGTACTCGCCGATCCGGTCCCTCGCCAGGGTCATCCCCACCGGCGCCCCCGGCCTCGACTGGCCGAAGAAGACCGGGACGTTCGCGGCCTACCGCACGTCCGAGATCGGCACGCGCACCGAGACCGTGGGCCTGACCTTCGGGCTCGAGAAGATCCCGGCGGACGAGATGTACGCCCTGGTCAAGGTCTCCAAGCAGAACATCGAGGATTCGGCCTTTCCCCTGGAGTCGTTCATCGTCGCCGAGGCGGCCGAGCAGTTCGGCGTCAAGGAAGGCACCGAATCGATCCTCGGGTCGGGCGCGGCCGGCCAGATGGAGGGCATCCTGGTCAACAGCGCGGTCACCGGCTTCACCGGCGTCACCACGAGCGGCAAGATCCTGGCCGACGACCTCAAGCAGCTCTTCTACGCCCTCAAGGATTTCTACGCCAAGAACGCGACGTGGGCCTGGCGGCGCACCTCGACCCTGGCCATCTCCCTGCTCAAGAACACGACCACGACCGAGTACCTGTGGCAGCCCGGCCTCAAGGACGGGTCCGCCGCGACCGTGATGGGCCGCCCCTACGTCGAGTGCCCCGACATGCCGGCTGAGGCCAACTCGGCCAAGGCCGTCGCCTTTGGCGACTTCAAGAAGGGTTACGTCATCGTCGACCGGCTGGGCATGGAGACGCAACGGCTCATCGAAGCTTACGCGACGAGCGGCCAGGTGGGCCTGCTCTTCCGGCGCCGGGTCGGCGGCCAGGTGGTTCTCGCCGAGGCCATCAAGATCCTCACGCTGAAGGCGTAAGAGGGAAGTCACGAGACTGAAAGGATAAGCAGGAGACACCATGAAAGACCTTCATAACGATTACAAGCCGGTCCTGAGCCACTATTCGCTGCTGAGGGCTGCAGCGGCCCCGGGCGACGTTGGCGTTGGCCTTGCAGGGTTCGAAGGAGCCGAGGTCGTCGTGACCGCCGGCGTCATCGCCGCGGGGACGGCCCCAGTCTATACCTGGGGCGTCCGGGAGTGCGACACGCTCGGCGGCGCCTACACGGTCGTCGCGGCCGCGGACCTTATTGGGGCCGCGATCGTGTTCGTGCCCGCCGACGCCAACACGGCGAAGAGAATCGGCTACATCGGCGCCAAGCCGTTCATCCGGGTTGACCTCGAAACGGTGGGAGGCACGCCCGGCACCGGGGGCCTGTTCACGGGGATCGTCATCAAGGGCCGTCCCCGCCACGCTCCCGTGGTCTGAGGCTGAGCGAGAGACATGAACAATCGGAGGGGGCTCGGAAACCGGGCCCCCTCCTTTTTCCGTGATCCATGAGAAAAGACGCGCCGGCCGAGAAGGATACGAACCCGTTCGACGGGAAGCCGCGGACGGTCCCCCCCAGGATCCGTCGCACGACCCTGGAGGGACGGGAGATCCCAGCTGCAGCGCAGGAGGAGACCATGAAAGTCAAGCTCAACGTCGATTATACGGTCTGCCGGGACGGCGTCCACCCGGAGTCGTTCAAGGCCAAGGAAGAGGTGGACATGCCCGTCCATATCGCCTCGGCCCTGCTCGGGGACGGAAGGGCGGCCCTCCCGCCCCAGGGGAAGATGGAAGGCGGAGCGCCGGCCAACAAGATGGCCCCGGGAGCTCCCGAGAACAAGGACTCGAAAAAGCGGGGATAGCGGGGGACGGCGATGGCGATCAAGACGACATCTCTCGTGACGCTGGCCGCGGCCCGGGCCTACTGCGGACTCGGCGTCTCGGAGAATGACTGGGATACCGTCCTCGAGGGCCTCATCGACGGCGTAAGCGACGGGTTCTCGGCGGCCTCGAACCGGGCCTTCGCCAAGACGACGTACACGTCGCTCAAGCTCAACGGCCCACGCAACAGTCCGGACCTATGCCTCCCGAACTTCCCGGCCATCTCTATCGCGTCCATCTACGAGAGCGACATCCTGCTCGTGGAGGACGAGGACTACTACGTGAACTATGCGGCGGGCATCGTCCACCGGATCGGCGGCAACTGGATACAGGGCTGGCACACGATCATCATTACCTACACCGCCGGATACGTCGTCCAGGATGGGACGCCGGGGATGGGCGAGACGGCCCTGCCCTCGGACCTGAGACTTGCGGCCCTGAAGCAGATCGCCGAGGAGTGGAAGACCCACAAGAACCAGACCTGGGGCGAGTCGTCCCGGAGCTTCCCGGACGGCTCGGTCAGCCGCCAGGAGACGACCCAGTTCCTGCGGGAAGTCAAGCAGGTTCTGGACCGGTACAGGAGGTTCTCGGGAACATGACCGAGGCGACGCGGATCACGGCGGATTTCACCGGGGCGATCCGGAAGACGGCGGCCCTCCTCAAGCTCACGAGGGCCCACAAGTTCGTCGCGACGGAGTGGGCGGTCGACACCGTCCGGATTCTCAAAATGAAAGCCCGGGCGATGCAGAAGTCGGGGAAGGGCAAGAAGACGAGCCAGATGTTCCGGAACATCGGTTTCCTCGTCGGCGCCGGCGACGATCGGTGGACGATCGCCATCGGGACCGGGATCGGGGGAACCCAGAGCGTCCCCTACGCGAAGATCCAGGACGAGGGCGGGACGACCCACCCGAGGGTCACCAAGCGCATGAGGGGCTGGGCCTGGTTCATGTACCGGAAGACGGACGATGACATGTACAAGGGGATCGCCCTGACGAAGAAGTCGAAGCTCGACGTGGTCATCAAGCCGACGGCCTGGTTCTCGGGCGTTCTCGCCTATAGGGAACGGGATCTCGCGGAGATGATGAGCCCGGAGCACATCATGAAAGTCGCCCAAGGAATGGCAGGAGTGAAGTGACATGGCGCCCACGAAACCGCTCCGGCTCCAGGTCGTCGACCGCTTCATCGCCGTGCTTTTGACCATTACGGAGGGTGAGTCCTACTGGAAAACATCCGGGCAGATCGTCCGGCGCTGGATCGGACCGGAAGAGTCCGTGAAGTATCCAGCCTACGGGGTCTATCCGGGAGACGGGGAGCCGCCCGAGGAGGACTCCGGGGAGTACCGGGAGACTTTCTCGGTCATCGTCACGGGCATCGTCAAGTCAAACACGGACACCGTCACGGAGATGGAACACGCCCTGGCCGACATCCGCCGGGCCATCGACGCGGACTCGAGGGCGGGCGCGGCCGGAGCGCTCGGGGCCCTGGCCGTGTTCGTAAGGGTCGGTTCGACCTGGACCGACAAGGGCGGGAATGTGGAATTCGGACTCGGCGTCTTTCACCAGGAGTTCCTGGTCCAGGTCGCCGGGGACCCGTTCGGAGCATAAGGAGGCACATCATGATTAAGGGACTCAAGAGCCGGGAGGTCGTGGCCGTTTACGATCCGGCTGAGAAAGCCTATCGGGACGTTCCGGTAGCCGAGCTGGGCAAACAACTCGAGAGCCTGGGATTCACGGCGGAGGAAGCCGCGAAGAAGGGCGCCGAGCTCGTCGAGAAACAGCACGGCCCGAAGGAGGAGTGAACATGGACAATATCATCCAGGACAAGGCCCATTACAAAACGGCCTGGCGGATCCGGCGCTGGGCGTCGGAGGAGGACCGGAGGGCCAACAGAACCTACACGGACGAGGAGGCGCTTCATCTCTTCGGCGCCGCGCAGATGACCGAGGTCCAGGGCAACCTGCTCCTGAATGAGGGCATCAACGAGCTCTGGAGCCTCGTCAGTGGGACCGGCGGGGTCAAGTTTGACGCTGCCAACGCCTACTTGGGCGTCGGCGACTCGGCTACGGCCGCGAACGCTACGCAAACGGGCCTCCAGGCCGCGACGAACAAGCTCTACAAGGCCATGATGGCGAGCTACCCGACCTACGGGACGAGCCAGCTCGCGACTTGGAAAAGCGAGTTCACGTCGGCCGAGGCGAATTTCGCCTGGAACGAGATGACCGTGGCCAACGGGAACTCGGACGCTTCCGATAACCTCAACCGCGTCGTGTCCAGCCAAGGAAGTAAGACAGCGGGACAAGTTTGGGAATTGACGCTCACGATCAGCCTGAGCTAAGGAGATTTTATGCCGACTAACTGGCCGCCCGCAACCGCCCCGTCCTGGCCGCCGCCGGAGATCGGCATGAGTTTCGAGGCGAGCGACCTGCGCTCGCTGGTCGAGGCATTGAGAGAGGCGGGGTTCACGCACGCCGCGCCGACGAACGCGGAGCGGACGGCCTTCTTCAATTCGGCCCGGTGCGACCACGGCCATCAGGTGACGGGCCGGATGCTCATCTCGCCGTCGGGCGTGCGGTATCCCGTGGCCGTTTGCAACAACACGACGCATCGGGACGTGCTCGTCCTTTGGCCGCCCTACTATTGCGGATTCGGAAGCGCGAATTACACCTGGACGTGAGATAGATGGCAAGCCCAGTATGGATTGAGGGATTCGAACACGGCGTCCTTTCTGTGTCTGGGGCGGGAATTGTCAACTCCCTCACCAATGCTCCGACCATCGATTCCTCAATCAGGCGGACGGGGAAC